ATACTGATAAAATATAGAGACTATTCCCCAAATATCCACATTATACAAATAAACATTGTTAAAATATTTATTCAAGTGTAGTACATTATCTTCCGTACCACTTACACCTCCACTACCGATATTAGATGTAAACGCTATTAAAATATCAAGAATATAATTTATAACATAATTTGAAAACATTTGCTCAGACATAGTTATACCTGATGATGGAGTATTCTCTTTTATATACTTCAAATAATCTCCTTCATATGCATTTGAAAATATACTTTTTAAAATATTATATACCCTTGTATTCGTTTTTTTAAAATTAGAAAACATTGCAATGACAAATATTCTTAATGAATCTCTTGTAATATTTATTTTTTCACGTTTTAAATTATTCAAAAATGAAACATATTGCGTTCCTGTATCGCGAGAAAATAAAAATGTCGAAAATGGATGCTGCCACTGAATCTTCAACTTGTAAAAATCTTCTGGTATACTATTCTTATCAATATTCGCCACATAAGATAAACCCCAGTCTATTAAAACAGGAACTTTAACATTTTCTTTGCTAAATAATATATTAGATGCTTTAATATCGCCGTGGACAACACCGTTCTTATTTAAATAGGGCACTACATTTAAAATATAGTCAATGATAATATTGTTCAGTTCTATCAAACTATTAGATTCCAATTTATTATTTTCCAAAAAATCGTGTAATGACATACCTAGTTCGGGCATATTTATAATTTTAAATTTATCCAAGTTACTATTTATATTTCCAGAATTTATATGCTTCTTTGTAGAGGTATCTATTACCTGTGTTAGTATATCACCACATATGGTTTCTATATTTTTTAAATCATCCTCGCCTAATTTTCCGGGTTCGCATAATTCAATATTGTCCAATAATAAGTACTTTTTTACTTCTCTAGGTAATGTTTTCAAACGACCATTTATTTTTGATATATAGTCATATTCCCTCTTCGCGTGATCATTTTTCAATAATTTACTTATATAATTTAATTTTGACTTATGACCTACACAATTAAGAGCCGGTCTAAAAATACATCCATACCCTCCCTTTATAAACGCAGCTCCACCTTCGCTAATATTTAACTTATATTTTTTACTCATATTTATATTCTTACGCGTTACCTTATTTTTCATTCTAGTTTTATAATAATAATTTCAACTATATTATTGTTATATTTGGTTTATATTTTATTTATATTTGGTTTATATTTGGTTTATATTTGGTTTATATTTGGTTTATATTTGGTTTATATTTTTCATTCTCTATCATCTTTTATACAAATAATAAGCAGCACCAATACTTAATACGATGGAAACAAAAAATATCAATTTTTTTCTATATTTCCTCTCTTCATATATTTTTAAAGCTTTAGGCTTATAATGACTATAATATTCCTTTAATGCTTGCGACAATGATATTTCATCTTTTTTCAATGATACATTTATACGATTATGTATAAAATGAACCCACTTAATAAAGGAATCGCGACTATCCAAATAAGGCGCAATAGGATACTTATCTAATAAACTACTGAATTTATTACCTATTTTTGAATCCGGCATAAATAATGGAAAATTTTGAATCAACTCATAATATTTCTTCTTTGTCACATCATTAGGATGTATCGGATAAGATATTGCTATAGTCAATAAAACAAACCAATAATGTGGACCCCATATTTTAGAATCTAATACCATTACTAATTTGAAACAATATAAAAAGATTGCGAATAATACATATATTAATATTTTAATTATGAATTCTAATTCAAAGTCCCTAAAAATACAATATAACACGTTTTGTAATAATTGTGGAAAGATAGGTCATATATTAAATGATTGTAAAAACCCAATTACAAGTATAGGAATAATAGCATTTCGGTATAACAGTTCACAAGGTTACTTTGAATATCTACTAATTCAGCGAAATGATAGTTTCGGATTTGTCGAGTTTATTCGAGGAAAATATCCGATATATAATCAGCAATATTTACAAACATTAATAAATGAAATGACCATTGAAGAGAAAAATAAACTAGTGACTATGAAATTTGAAGATATGTGGAAATTATTATGGGGCGATTTCTCAAACGGACAATACAGAAATGAAGAATCAACATCCAAAGAAAAATTTGAATATTTAAAAAAAGGTGTAAAAATCAAGGATATTGAATATAATATAGAATCTCTTATAGCGTCTTCTACCACAAAATGGAAGGAACCAGAATGGGGTTTCCCTAAAGGCCGCAGAAATTACCAAGAAAAAGATATTGATTGCGGTATTCGCGAATTTACGGAAGAATCTGGATACTCGTGCAACGATTTCAAACTAATTGAAAATATTATACCTTATGAAGAAATATTCATCGGCTCCAATATAAAAAGTTATAAACATAAATATTACCTCGCGTGTATGATAAATAATACACTAGATATACAAGATTATCAAAAATCTGAAGTAAAGAATATAAAATGGATGAGCTTCGATGAATGTTTAAATTACATACGGCCTTATAATTTAGAAAAAATTAATATTATAGAAAAAATAAATAAAGTTTTGCAAGAATATAGATTATATTAACATTATATAAGAACATTATCATTATTATTATTATTATTAAATGTCTGTTTCAGGTTCAAAATCTAAACCATCATCACAACTTAAAACGTCAAAAGATTTAGAATATACATTAGAATCATCGCCACCACCATTTGAAAGCATAAAAACACCGGAAGAATCGCCTATACCACTTTATAATGTAACTCCTGCTCCATCCCCCTCTCCAGATATCAAAAAAACGCCTACACCAGTAAATTTAAGTATATCATCATTTTCTGATGTATCGGGTCCACCATCTACTAGAACAAGCGCCAGTACCAATGCTAGTGCTCCTCCTGCTTTTAGTAGTATAGATACATCAAAGTCTAATGCTTTAAGCGTGCCTTCCATTCTTTCTAGTCCTAGTTCAAAATCTACTACTCTGAGTAAAACACCCATTTCTGCTCCTACGGCTGAACCTACACCACAAAGTAGACCAAAAGTAAAATCATCGGCATCATCGGCATCATCGGCATCAAAAGCAAGTAGTGTTAAAATATCTTCATCACCTTTAGTACCTATATCGACAAAATCAAGTTCTGTTCCATCTGCTCCATCCGTTCCTTCAGTATCTTCAAGTAAATCATTTGCAACAGCGACATCAAACCCACCTACACATACACCTATTTCTAAAAATACAAACACTAGTGTTTCCGATACTAATACCATTGCGGATGATAACGAAACAATTTATACATTATCGCCTACTCCACAAAGTACATCTGCTTCTTTGTCAGATATTGAACCTGTGTCTGCAGTTACCACGCCGGTTGTCGCATCTTCGATTGACACCAACCCACCTTTGGTGGAATTACCAAGCATTCCTCCATCACAATTACCCTCAGAATCTGCATCAGAATCTGCATCAGAAATACCACCACCACCGCCATTACCCCCCATTAAAGAATTCGTTTTTGGAGAAAAGAAAAAAAACGATAAAACCAGAAATAAATCACTAAAATCAAAAGATGACAAAGAATTAGAATCTATTAAAGAATTCAACAAAAAAAAACAAGAATCCAAAAAACAACCAGCACTGGTGGATGCTGCCGATGGGGCCGATGTTGCTAATGCTTCACCGCCAGCATCGCCTTCACCAGAACAAGATGTTGAAAGCGGTCAAGAAGCATACGATTTTCTTTATCCAACTCTGGATGACCCCAATTTTAACATAAAAATAGCATCAAAAAAGGAATTCGCCGATACTCAATACGACGGAAATATTTATAATTCACTCGAAAAAATAAAAGAACACGCAAATAAAATGTGTAATGCCGAATTTGAATTATCTCCGCACCAACTTTTTGTTCGTAATTTTCTATCGTTTCAAACACCATACAATAGTCTTTTGCTATATCACGGTCTTGGTACGGGCAAAACGTGTTCTGCTATAACTATATGTGAAGAAATGCGCGACTATCTTTCCCAAATCGGTCTATCAACCTCGCGCAAAATAATTGTAGTAGCCAGCCCCAATGTCCAACAAAATTTTAGATTACAACTGTTTGACAGACGAAAATTGAAAATGATAGATGGCATATGGAATATACGCTCTTGTACTGGTAATAAATATTTGAAAGAAATAAACCCAATGAATATGAAGGGAATGGGCGAAGAAAAGGTGATAAGCGAAATCAAAAAAATAATAAGTCGCTCTTATTTATTTCTCGGCTATGATCAATTTGGTAGCCTAATCGAAAAAACATCCAATGTCGATGATAGTATCACTGACCCCTCTCATAGAACAAAAATAATGAAACAGAAATTAAAAATTACTTTTGGCAATTCTCTCATTGTAATCGACGAATTTCATAATATAAGGAACACAGACGATAATACAGCAAACCGCAGCGTAGCAAATCAACTATATAAATTAGCAAAATTTGGTCCATTCTTATCAATGCGTCTTCTTCTATTATCCGGTACACCAATGTATAATAGTTATCGCGAAATTGTATGGCTTATCAATATTATGCGTTTAAATGATGGGAGGGCTGAGATTGATTATCGTGAGGTGTTTAATGATAATCCCGAAGATGGAATATTTGTGGAAACAAGGGAAGCACGAGAAGGTGTGGAAGGCAGCGAACAAGGAGAAGCCGGACAAATAACGCATTTAGGTAAGGAAAATTTACGGCGATTTTCCACAGGATATGTATCATATATTAGAGGTGAAAATCCATATACATTTCCATTCAGGATATATCCTGGCGAATTTGACATAGCACGGACATTTAAAGGTGATGCATACCATATACCAACAAAACAAATAAATGGAAAAAATATTCAGGAGAATAGAAAACTCGACAGTATGCAAGATAAACTTTATTTAACCGAATTATCCGAATATCAACACGGTGTATATTCTTACATTGTTCATCAACTAGAACAGTCGAAAAAAGGGGAAATGCGCGATATCGAAAAAAATGACTCAATCGGAATTGCGCTTTTACAGCGACCTCTTGAAGCACTCAATATTACTTATCCATCTGAGGATTTTGACCCAAATAGTACGGAATTATCTTACGATATTAGAGTTCTAGTAGGTAAATTCGGTCTCCAAAGAATTATGGATTATAATGATGAAACCAAATCGAACTACAGATATAAAGAGAACGTCCCGCATATTTTTTCGAAAGAATTAATAGGCAATTATAGTTCAAAAATCAAAAGTATATGCGATAATATATACAAATCCGAGGGCATTGTTCTTATTTATAGTTTTTACATCGATGGTGGGGTAATACCACTGGCACTTGCTTTAGAAAGTATGGGATTAACAAGATACGGAACAAAGGCGCATTCTTTATTTGATAGACCCCAGGTCGGTGTACATTCTATCGATGCTATCACCTCTCGTCGCAGAAATGAAATGAAAGCCGGAGAAACATTTTTCCCGGCAAAATACGTAGTCATATCGGGAGATGTTAATATATCACCTGACAATATTGGTGATGTAAAAGCTGCAGCAAACGAGATAAATTTTGATGGGCGCTTTGTTAAAGTAATTATCATATCAAAGTCGGGAACTGAGGGACTTGATTTTAAAAATATTCGCCAGACGCATATATTAGAGCCGTGGTATAATATTAACTTAATCGAGCAAACAATTGGGCGAGCTGTTCGTAATTGTAGTCACAAGGATCTTGAATTCGAAAAACGCAATGTGGAAATATTTCTGCATGGGTCTATATTGTCCAATACTCCAGATGAAGAAGCAGCAGACGTATACATGTATCGTCTATCGGAGAGAAAGGCGAAATATATTGGCGAAGTTAGCCGTGTCTTAAAAGAAGGGGCAATTGATTGTTTATTAAATATAGAACAAACAAATTTTACAGAAGAAAATTTTGATGAAAAACTTGGAGCGCAACCTGTAAAACAAATTCTATCATCATACGATAAAGATAGTAACACGAATTTAGAAATAGATTATAAAATTGGAGACAAAAATGGTTCTTCGATATGCGATTATATGGAATGCGTATTCAGCTGTAAACCAGAAATATCGAAAAAAAAAATTGGGTCAAAAACAGACCTATTTACAGACACTATACTCACAATGAATACAGACAAAATCATTCAAAGAATACGCGATATTTTTCAAGAAAGATATTTTTATAAACGAACCGCTACTAGCGAATCATTAGAAGATATATCTAGTGACCTGATTTCTACCATAAACCACAATAAAAAATATCCTATCGAAGCAATTAATATTGCACTTACACAACTACTAGAAGATAAAAATGAATATATAAAAGATAAATACGGGAGATATGGAAGACTTATCAATGTTGGTGATTACTACTTTTTTCAACCTCTTGAATTAAATAATCCGATTATTCCATTATATGATAGACAGCACCCCATAGACTTTAAAAGGAAAAAAATATTATTTAAACCCAGCAAAAAAACAAATATTCTTGAAGATATTAAAAAGAAATATCAACCAAAATCAATAGCTCGACTAAAACCCGGGATTGTGTCAAAACGAATATCGTTATTATCTAAAAGTGTCGAAGAAGAAGAAGCAGAAGAAGAAGCAGAAGAAGAAGAAGCAGAAGAAGCAGGAGCAGAAGTACTCGGAAGAAGACTAAGCGTGTTGTCGGAAGAAATAGAAGAAAAAAGTGGTGAAGAATCATCGGATCAAGAGGGATACGTAAGAGAAATGGTTGAATCATTAACAAAAGAACCACTCGCTCTTAAAAGGTCGATAAGGAATTTCAAAGAAGCTCTTACTTATAATCATCTAAAAAGAGGCAATCTGAACTGGTATTTTAACTGCTATAAAGTTATTAAAAATAAATTATTCTTTATTCCATACCTTATATTAAAAAAAATATTAGTTGCGCACATTTTAGAAGAATTAAATATGGAAGATACTCTTTCTATTTTAAATTATTTAATTTCTCCTGCATATAGATTGCTTATGAGAGAAAGACAATCGGACCCAAAAAAATACGACAATGAATTGGTATTCGATGGTTTAATGAAAGAATATTATGATGATCGTACATTAAAAGGTGAAAAGATGATGGAAGGATATTTATTAATAAATAATACTGGTGTATTACAAATATATATAAAAAATAACGATATACACAAATGGGTGCAAGGAGGGCGTAATGATTTTTCTTATTTTACAAAATCTATATCGGATAAAAACATATTGCCAAAAGAAGCATTAAGTAAACGAATCGGGTTTATCACTTGTATAAAAAAAGATAAGAAAAGGGGCGATGATTATTCGTCTCTTGTTTTTAAAACTAAAAATAATGAAAAAAGTAGTATTGCGGCACGATGTGAACAAGCCCTTAAACAAGATATAGTAGATAATCTATCATATATTTTGGACCCTCGTCAATTATTTGAATATATAGAAG